ACTAACAGCATCACGAACTTTGTCCATCAAAATATCACCGACCGCATTTTTAAATACTGATGCGTCTCCATCCATCGCAGCTCTTACTGCATCTTGTGTTGTATAATCACTCATGTCGTAATCTCCTAGTAACTATTTATAAAATATTTTAACTGAAGTCATCTTCACCTTCAGGAGAAGGTTCATTTGCAATTTGTTGATCGATTTCTTCAATTTCTTCTTCGGTTTGCATAAGAATATTTTTACGCACCCACTCTTTAGAATAATAGTTTCCGACATATTCATCAAGTTCACGTAATGTGTTTAATCTTTCACGCATAATTTCTGCATTTTTAAGTTCTGTAAAATGGTTATCTTCAATAAAGTCATAGTAAATCTTACCCTTAATATCACTCCACTCTTGCTTAGTAATAATGCCTTTAAGGAGCAATTGCTTTTCAAGAATAATATGGAACAACTCGGAGAAACGATAACGCAAACGAGAAATAAATTTAGAGAATTTTAATTCGTCGCGACTAATTTCTGAAGCACGACCTAAGTTAAATGATGAGTCTGATTCTAATCTAGAAGTAGGAACATTTAGGGATTGATAAAGCTTCTGTCGGAAATAGACTACATCTTCAATTTCACCAAGATTTTGTCCTCCCGGCAGTGTGCTGATTTCAGTTGCTTTACCGTCTCCACGACGAGGCAACCAATAGTCTTCAAGCATTGTGAGGAATTTACGGTCATCACGAACTTCACCAGTGTTTGCATCATAGACTAACTTGTTTTTATGCTTGACCATCATGTCGCGCAAATACTGTTCTGCCTTTGCTTTCGGCAAGTTACCCACATCGATATAAAAGATTCGACGTTCTGGTGCTCGTGCTAAACGATAGATGACTGTTGCATCTTCAAGCATTCGTAGTTGGTTAAGGGGTTTGATTGCTTTATGAATGTAAGACAATACCATCTTATTATTCTGATCCATAATACCAGAATGACAATATGCTATCGAGTCCGGTGCAATTTTTACACCTTGATTCCCCGCAGTAATGCCTTTAGAAGAATAGAGATAATATTCGTCATACTTTTTATTGAATATTTCTTGACTAACACGATTTTGATTGTCTCTTTTTTCAACACGAACCTTTTTAATTTTTCGTGGATCTATATAACGAATTTCCTGAATGCCCACACGAGGTCTTTTTGTATCGATCATTAAATGATAATATAGACGACCGTCAATATACCAATTACGAAAAATATCATACGCACGATTATGAAAATTGAGCATATTCAAAATTTCATCAAACTCTTTTCGAATCAAATCTTTAATCGTATCATCCATTTCTTCGACATTATCAAGGACAATTGATACTGGTGAATCTTGCTCAGTACCAACAATAGTTTCATTAATAATATCATCAATTGCTCTTTCGCATTCTGGTTGTTGAGCCATCTCTCGATATCGAGTAATGAGATGTGCTTCATTTTTTGCTTGACTATTGACATCTACAGTAGTGCCATAAACTCCACCTTCAGCAACTGCGAGAGTTCCATCGTCATTTGGTGGAGGTGCGAAAGATATTACATTAGGTTTGGTTTCTTCGTCTTTTTTACCAATTTGAAAACCAAAGAGTTCGATTGCCATGTTTTTTCCTCAATAATAAACAGGGGCGACTGTTCTATTTAGTCGCCCCTTTAATCACTTTTGTGGGTTAGATCCCACCAGCGTTGCCAGTTTGACCACCAGATACCTGCCAGTAGTCATACACAAAGGTAACACCAAACTCTTCGATATTATCACCTTGATCCCATCCTAAATCAATCGCTGCGACTGCGGTTGGGAAGATACCTATAAAGTCATATACACGCAGAATTTCACCAGTTTTACCATACTGAGTGACCTGTGCGTTTGCTTTGTAGAGTGAAGGTGCTGAACCACCCGCATTGTTGATGTTGCCTTGGAATGAGTTAATCGCATTTGACCACTGTTCCATTGCATTACGAATCAAAAAGTCTTCATCGTTGATGATCGTTGGTGACCACTCACCAAAAGTACGAGTACCTGCGACTTTAATTATACGACCAAAGTATGGCACATCAATCGCACTCAAAGTTGCTTCCGGGATCTGAGCTGTCTTGCACATGAAAGGTACTTGTGCGTCTGCGACACCGTTGATCGGGTTCGTGATCTGCACTTGGAACAGGGAGGGACGAGCCCCTCCTTGTGCTAATGCTCCTGAGAATTCGTTTACATTAAACGCCATTATTGTTCTCCTGTTTTATCTCTATTTATCCTGCACGACCAACGATTTCTGAGAACTCTACTCCAGTTCTCACCGCTACAAAGTTTAGTTGGATAAAGTTGATAGAACGAGCAGGTTTAATATAAATATCACCCACGAACTCATTGCGGTCAATAACTTCTCCGGTATTGTTTGTTCCGTCTACTACAACAGTAAAGTCGGTAATACCACGACGACCTTGCACATCTCGTAAGAACGGTTCTACTAAGTTCTTAAACTGAGCACGAGTGAATTCATCGTTGAATTCGAACAATGTAAAGTTCGCTGCGGTTGCGATTGCTTTTTCCAACACAATAAACAGTCGACGCACATTAATTCTATCAAACGCAGAAGGTTGCGCTAATAGTGTTTTATCTCCAAACAATACAGTACCTTGACCGGGGAATGTTACAATAGGGTTAATGCCCTTCTTGTAGAGTTGATCACGATCTGCTTTCGATGGGTTGTATGCTAACTTAATCGCATTCTTAACATTACCACGGTTAAATCCTGCAGGAGAGAACCAAGGATCACGAGTCAGATCAGTCTGCACCATGAGACCTGCTGTATCTGCGTTCAGTGGTACATAACGGTATACATCGTTGTACTTATCGTACTGATACTTCCAACCAGAATCCATCACTGCGTATGAAGATGATGGCAACAAATCACGGAATGCGATAATGTCATCACGTTCTTTTCCGTCGTATGCATTGTTATTCACTACATCAGACCTTTCTGGTGAGAGAACCACGACACAATCTTTACGCACTTCTGCAATGTTATTGATTAGATGCGTTGCAACAGTTTGATTTGCATCTGAACCTAAGAGGAAAGAAACATCTACATCAGCAGTGTTGTTAAACAGATTATATCCTGTAACTTTTTCGGAATCACCTAATGCTGTACCATCTGCACCATTTGTCATTGATACTGTGATTGGTGCATTCCAAGTAGTTTGATCAGCACCAGATCCCCCACCAAAAGTTGTGGTAACTGCTGTTGAAGTTGCCGCACCAGTAATATTCGGATTCGTAAATCCTGCCCAGATCCATGCAGATTGTTGGTTGATAACTGTCTGATAGTAGTTACTTGCACCTTGCTCTGTCTTTGCATCAGATGCCAAAGAAACATTTTCATAAGTTTCTAGAATTGACTTACGGGCACCAGTAATAAGACCATCTTCATCCTCTACAACAATGTGAACAGCATCACCAGTAGATCCTGCTGTATTTGCATATGATGTTGTGGTTGGAGCTTGATCAAAGTTATTGTAGTATTCCCAACGACGAACTAGTGTTGTTTGTGCACTATCAACTGCAGCTTCTGGTGATGCACCCACTTTAAGAGTTGATGTTCCACCGTCAGTAAATGCTTTGTAGGTAGAATCTAATGTAATCTGCGTTGCACTATCAATGGAACTAATTTTTCCTAAGAAGACATTGTTACTTGATAATAAATTATCTCCAACAATAAGTTTGCTAGTTGCGTCTGAATTATCTCCGTCTAAGTTACCAGAGTATCCAATTGTTACAATTTTTGAACCTGCAGTAAAAATAAATTGAACATTTGCAGTTGTTTCGAAAGAGTATGTGTTATCTGAACACACCCCAATAGTTTGTTGCCATGCGTTAGCAGAAGGACACATTGAAACTTTCAAGGAGTTTCCTAATGCACCCGGATATTTTGCAACCCAATCTCCGTCAGTCGAGGCCGCAGTATAATCATTATCATAATCGTCTTGATTTTTAATAACACGATCTGCTTTTGTGCTTGCAGTTGCATTATATGCATCTGAAGACACACCACGCACAACATAAAGTTGGTTACCGTATGCAAGGAAATTCGCTGCGGTAAAAAATGATGTTGCACTGGTTGAATCCGGTTTATGGAAAATGTTTACGAGTCGATCTTCACTATCTACCAATACTCTTTGCAGAGCTGGTCCCCATTTAAACTGTCCTACAATACCGCCCTCTGTGGTACTTACTGCAGGAACAACGGTAGTGAGATCAATTTCACTTACATTAACGCCCGGTGATACTTGGAAAGGCATTTTATTTCTCCTTCTCATTAAAGAGTCATTTTTATATTTCTTCCAATATTTATAAAAAACTGTTGTTTAGAATTTTTCGAAATTTGACAAATCTGGACTGTAAAATCCTCCATTATAATTTTCATATGGGATTTCTATTACATTTTCGTCAGGCATCCCATCATCATAAAATCCAAAAGGGAGTAACTCTTGCATGATTTCTTCTTCATTTCTACTTCTTAATTCTTTTAGTGTGTGAATATCAGTCATTTCCTTAAAATATTGTTGATCTGAAATCCATGCAAACAATACTAAACACATGACTAAATCATCATGA